AAACCGAGCAGCGACACGCCCAAAACTACGCCTAATCCTTGACCTTGTCAGACTATTGCTTCATTCTGTTATCAGGGAGCGAAGCACAGTAGCTCTCTGAACGGGAGCAATTATGTTAGTGACAATCGATATAGGCTGGATCATGTTGGGCTTTTTGGCTACAACAGTTCTTTTCTACACGCTAGGCGTCAACGCTGGTCAAGCCAATGGCTACATGCGCGGACGTGCCGCCGGTATTAAACTAGGCAAGCTAATCAAGGAGCAATCATGAGCTTCTTAGATAACTACGAAGGCGTTGCCGAGCGAATTAAACGCTTTTGGGCGACCTATCCAACAGGCAAAATCCACACGTCGATTGTTGACGTGGATATAAAGTCGGGCTACATCTTGGTTGAATGCCGTATCTATAAAAAATATGAGGACGAGCAGCCAGCAGGTATTGACTACGCCTTCGGCAATGTAGCGACCTACAACGTCAACATGAAAAAATGGTTCGTTGAGGACACAGTAACTTCTGCAATCGGACGCTGCGCAGGGCTGGTCTTAGGTACAGATACAAGACCGACTCAGGAGAACATGCGTCAGGCCGAAAACATTGACGTACAAATGGTCAAGCAAAGCGCCGAGGACGTCGATCTCTGGGCAACCTCAATCAGTGAGGATCTAGTGCCAGCAGCTAGTGCAATCGAGCAGATCAAATCACAGCTGGGCGGCGTACAGGTAGCGGCTGCGCCAATCTGCTCACATGGTCACATGATCTGGCGGGCTGGCGATAAGAATGGCAAGGCTTGGGGCGGTTACATGTGCGTTGAGAAAACCAAAGCCAAGCAGTGTGCGCCACGTTGGTTCATGCTTGGCTCAGACGGCCAGTGGAAGCCACAGGTGTAGTTATGGGCGACTTTGAGATGATAAACCTGACCACAGGTGCGCGTTTGCGTATCGACAAAGACGGATCAGAGCTGCGAGATGAGGTCATTCCACCGGCAATCGAATGGTGCGACAAAGGCCAACATTATGCGCCAAAAATGGGCGGTCGTGATGATTACAACATTTTGTGGATTTGTCTGGCGTGCCAACAATGATGATCAAAATGAAAATATCAGACGCAGATGAATGGGCTATACACAATCGAGCTGCTCAAGTAGTTTTCTCGCTAGATGATCTAAGTCGAGTTCAGCGATATAACGCAAAGTTAAACAATTACGAACGAGTTACAGAGTACGCAGAGTCTCTGGGCGCGGAAATGGTTGTCGCCCGGTACTTTGGCCTTGACTATGACGTCAATGTCTCCAATGGCAAACGCAATGCTGATGTAGGCAAAGGCATTGAAGTCAAGTGGACTAGCTACATAAACGGATCTCTTATCGTGTATCCAAACGATCGAGTAGATGATGTTGCAGTGCTTGTCGTTGGCAGGTCGCCTGAGTATTACATTGTTGGCTGGTTGCCAGTAAAGCAAGCCATGCAAAAGCAATTTAAGAATAGCCAGCAAGACAGCTGGTGGGTCAATCAAGACAGCCTCAATCCGATTGGCGATCTAGTAAGGAGCAGCTATGCGACAACTCATATTTGATTGCTCGATCTGCGCAAAGCTTTACGGTGACGGGCGCAGGTTGCACCTACTATCCAAGGGCGCAGAGCTAACGCTTCATGAGTGGTTCAGCCAATGTTCGGGCTGTGGCACATTCGGCGTCAAATTAGTTGATGAAAGCTTGGTCAGAGACGAATGAGAACCGAGATCAAGCACACCTGCGATTGTGGCAAATCCTTTGATATTGACAGCGCAAGGCCATTGGTTGCTGTGACTATCCTGCAAGTCTCGATCAAGAACCATTCAGAGAATTGCGAGAAGGCCTGTGGATAACCTGTGGACAACACGCCCAAGCCTATGCTCAAAACCTGTGGATAACTCTGGCCTACTTGACTCGCTGGTGTACGCTGGAGCATACAAGTCGCAGGAGATTTTATGACCTACAGACAGAATGATTTTGACTCTTTCAGGTTAATCATTAAAAGCAAAATAAAAAAAACTCTGCTGTTATCAGTAATCGCCAGCGCAGTAATAGGCCAAAGCTCTGCCTACGGCGTCGATTACCGGGACGCAATCAAACTATATGCACACAGCCAGATAGTAAATGACAGCCAATATCAGTGCTTTTACAAGCTAATAACAAAGGAAAGTAATTGGCGAGTAAATGCAAAGAACGGTAGTCATTTCGGTATTGGTCAAATGCGCAACGTTAAGTACAAGAACCTTGACGGCTTTAAGCAAGTCGAATGGTCGATCAGATACATTGAAGGCCGATATGGCAGCATGTGCAATGCTTGGCGCTTCTGGTTAAAGAATGGATACCACTGATGTCAACCAAGAGTGCAAGAGCTACTGGTGGAAACACTAGGGCTTGGCGCAAGATCAGAGAACGGATACTGATACGTGACGGCTATTGCTGCCAATACTGCGGGTCAGAAAATGCCACAACAGTTGACCACGTCATGCCTATAAGCAAAGGCGGCACTGATGAGCCTGACAACCTTGTGGCTGCATGTACTAGGTGCAATTACAGCAAGAATGACAAGGTAGGTCAGTTTTTTGGACAGCCTAGAACACCTCTGACTCTTCCTTTTCTGTTTTCACCGCAACAAGAAAGCACAAGTCATGACTAAGGCTGGACAGGGTCGCACAAGGGCGCTCAAGGCCGTACCAGAGGCGATCAGAGATGAACAGGGAATTGGTCTGGAAAGCAAGCGTCTAATTGGCTCAGATCGCCCCAGAATTCACTCTGCGCTCAACGATTTACCGTCCAGAGGCCAAGAGGTCATTGACTTTGCAGCCAAGATTGGTATTGAACTCATGCCTTGGCAGAAGTTCGTCTTTGAACATGCTTTGAAAGTTAAGCCTGACGGACGGTGGAAACACCCGGTCGTCGTGATCGTTGCAGCTCGCCAAAACGGTAAATCAACCATTATGGAGATGAGCATTCTTGCTCGAATGTTTTTGTGGAACGAACCTTTGCAGCTGGGCAGTGCGCATGTGCTGACGACGTCACTTGAGACGTTTCGGCATATCGTCAACATAATTGAAAGCAACAAAGAGCTTGCATTGCAGGTCAAGAAAATTCGCTGGGCGCATGGCTCAGAGGAAATCGAGTTGAAGTCTGGCGCTAGATATGTGGTCAAGGCTGCCAACGCAGCTGCTCGCGGTTTTGCAAAGCCTGAGACGGTGTACATGGACGAGACTCGGCAACTCAAAGACACTGAGGCTTGGTCTGCTATGAGATATACAATGATGGCTGCAAAAAATCCTAGCCTTTGGACGTTTTCAAATGCCGGTGATCAACACAGCTTGATCCTTAACCAGCTGCGCGATCGAGGCATGGCAAGTGCGGCTGGATCAGAGGACGACATTGCCTACTTTGAATGGTCGGCTTATTCGGACAAGATAACTGACGAAAAGAACTGGGTCGCCAGCAATCCTGCACTTGGTCACACAATTCATGAGGACAATATCCGCGCAGTGCTAAATGATCCGCCAGATGTAGTCCAGACCGAAGTGCTTTGTCGCTGGGTCAACACAATCAGCGGAGCGATACCGGCAAAAGAGTGGAATGAGTGCGGCGGGGCTGAGGTACATCTGGACGTCGAAAAGGTGACGTGGTTTGGGCTTGATCTTTCGCCAGATCGACGAGACGGGGCTTTGGTTGCAGCGCAGAAAAATCCTGACGACACTTTTATCCTTAAGCTGCTGCACACTTGGCACAATCCGATTTCGCTTGACGATAAAGCAATCGCAAATGACATTGCGCCTTATGCTCGCAAATATCCTGTCGAATATGTGGCGTTTAGCAAAAGAACTAGCTCTGCGGTAGCTGCTCGCCTTGCACCTGCTGGAATTCCAGTGATCGACATTGACGGGGCGTTGTACGGCCAGAGCTGTGACGAATTGCTAGGAGCGATTACCTCAAAGCGGCTTATGCATGGAAAACAGGCAGAATTATCCAAGCAGATACTATCGGCCGTTAGATTACCAATGGGCGACGGCGGCTGGATTATCGGACGGCGCGCCTCAAGCGTTGCGGTCTGTGCAGCTGTGGCCTCAGCGTTGGCGACTCATTTTGCGACACGCCCTGAAATGGAGATCGACATTTTCTCAGCCTAGGTGTATAGGCCACCTTTACACTTAGCGCATGGGTCTATTTTCGCGCACAGTAACAACACAAGCGCCTGAGGCGACGGCGGACATTGAGGCTTCACTAGCGCCAGTAAATGTCACCAGCTCGCTTTACAATATCTACGGCGTTGCCGGTATCACAGCTTCTCGCGTTGAATTTATGTCAGTGCCAACATGCGCTCGCGCTCGTAATATTATTTCGTCAAGCGTTGCAAGCATTCCGCTTAAAGTGCGCACAAGACAAGACGGTGCAAGAGTTGAGACACCGCCAAAAGTAATTAACCAACCAGATCCACGCGTGCCGGGCTTTGCAACTTACGCTTGGCTTGCTGAGGATTTGCTTCTCTATGGTTATGGTTACATGCGCATTTTAGAAATTTATGCTGACACGTATCGAATTCGCAGCGCAGAACGTATCGACCCAACACGCGTCACAATTAAAACAAATGCAATGGGAACAGAGATCGAGTATTACTGCGTTGACTCAATTCCAGCACCTTACGAAGGCGTTGGCGCTTTGGCCGTTTTCTACGGCGTAGATGAGGGCATTCTTAATCGTGCCGGTCGAACAATTAAAGCTGGAGCAGAATTAGAACGCGCAGCGACAATGTACGCGCGCGAACCAGTGCCAACAATGGTTTTGAAATCTAACGGCACAGCGTTGCCAGCAGATCGCATTGCAAAGTTGCTTGAGTCTTGGGGTCAAGCTCGTCGCAATCGCTCCACTGCGTTTCTAAATGCTGATGTTGAATTGCAGACACTTGGCTTCGACCCTGAGAAGTTACAACTAAATCAAGCCAGATCCTACGTTTCAACGGAACTTGCCAGAGTAACCGGCATTCCGGCTTATTACGTTGACGCTGAGTCTGGATCGAGCATGACTTACAGCAACGCAACTTTGGCGCGTCAATCGCTCCTGGACTTTTCACTTCGCCCAATTATGACGGCGATCGAGGAACGCTTGTCAATGACAGGCACGCCAAATGACTTTGTACCAGCAAGCCAAGAAGTTAAATTTGATTTAGACGATTACTTGCGCGGATCTGCAAAAGAACGCGCAGACGTGTACAAAATTCTTTACGACATTGGCGCTTTGACTTCAGATGAAATCCGACTAGAGGAAGAAATGATCAGATGACATACAGCATACAAAAACCAATCAAAATGGACTTTTCAATTAAAGTCGAGGCGACGGATTTTCCAAAGCGTGAATTGTCTGGTCGCATTGTGACTTGGAATGAGGAAGGCGTCACCAGCTCTGGATCAACCATGTTTCAAAAAGGCTCGATCACTTTTAGCGATACAACAAAACTTTTGCTCGAACACCGCCGCGAAGCGCCAATCGGATTTCTTAAAAACTACACCGAGGACGACGAGGGAATTTATGCAACCTTTTCTATCGGCAACACCACTGCGGGATCTGACGCGCTAGTCGAGGCGTCAACTGGTCTGCGTGACGGTTTCAGTGTTGGAGTTATTGCACAGAAGTACAAAAACGTTGACGGCGTTTTAGTAGTTAGCGCGAGTGCGCTCAAAGAGGTTTCATTAGTCACAGATCCAGCCATAGCTTCGGCAAAGGTTGAAATTGCAGCTAGTGAAAACAACAATTCTGAGTCCGAAGTGGAAACAGATGAACAACCTACAGAAGGAGACAAGCAAGTGGAAACACCTACAACCGTTCCAGAAGTGTCAACCGAAACGGTTGAGGCTTCCAAGGTAGAAAAAGTCGAGGCTTCTCGTCCGCTCTACTTCTCATCACCACGTTCACCAATCACAACTGGTGGCGCATATCTTGAACACACAATCAAAGCTGGACTCGGCAACGAGGACTCTCGCCAGTACATCAAGGCGGCAGACGACAGCTTCACAACAAATCCTGCGTTCTCGCCGGTATCTTATGTCCGCGACGTAGCAACAAACACAAATGCTGATCGTCCAGTAATCGAAGCTTGCGGCGGTACACGTCCGCTTAATAGCTACGGAATGACGGTAAGTATTCCGAAAATAACCGCAAATTCTACGGCCGCAACTGTGGCCGAAGGAGGCGACCCAACAGGCACAACAGCGATTACTTCTGCGTATGTAAATGCGACAGTAATCAAAAAGGCGGGTTTCCAACGCTACTCAGTTGAGCTCCTTGACCGGTCTGATCCGAGCTTTTATGAAATTATGCTCAGCAATCTCAGGGACGCTTATGCTCAAGCAACTGACGCTTATGTAATTGCACAAATTACAGCTGGTGGCACACAAGCAACAGCTCAAGACGCAGACTCAGACGGCATTATCGGTTTCGTATCAACAGAAGCACCAGCTGTTTATGCAGCAACAAAGCGCACTGCGAAATCATTTGTTTCAGGTACTTCTATCTGGGGTCTCCTCATGGGAGCAACAGATACAACAGGTCGTCCAATTTACAATGCTGGCAATCCTATGAACAACGCTGGATCTGCAATGCCAACAAGCATTCGCGGCAATGTTCTTGGACTTGATTACTATGTCGATCCAAACATGGTTTCAACTTCAATCGACGAGTCAGCATTCATCATTGACCCACGTTCAATCGAGATTTTTGAGTCACCTGCACTTCAGTTGGCAACAAATGTTCCAACAACAGGCGAAATCGAAATCATGCTCTACGGTTACATTGCAGCTCAGGCAACCTTTGCCGGTGGTCTGCGCCGTTTCAATCTAACCTAATCCACTTAATCATGGCCTAGGTGCGCTCCCGTATCTAGGCCAGCAGGACACGAAAGGACACAGAGATGCCAGCAATTATTACCGTCGCTAGTCTGCGGCAAGTTCTTGGCGTCTCTGTGTCTCTTTATTCTGACGCTTATCTTGAAGGAATTATTGACTCAGCCGAGCAGGTTATCTTGCCATTGCTTACTGCAAATCAAAATGCAGTTGCAGCGGTTTATCTGCAAAATAACGTTGCCTATTACATAACACAAAAGCCAAATACATTTGTGGCTGGTCAAAGTGTTGTGATCACTGGCTGCGTACCGTCAACTTTTAACGGCACACAAACGGTTACATCAAACTATTATGATCCTTTTCCTTATCTGCCTTTTGCATATCCTGCGCCTTATTTTTACTTTACTTGCGCGATTACAAATGCGGACATCACTTTTCGCCCGGTAATCCCTGCGGGCGTTGCGTACCTATCCGGGGCGGACGCGGCCACACTTTACGCCAACACTGACGCGGTTGAACAAGCGGTCACGATCGTCAGCGTTGAAATTTTTCAGAGTGTGGTCGCTCCCGGCGGACAGATCGAAGGCGTGGACTTTACGCCGTCACCGTTCAGAATGGGTCGCAGCTTACAAAACCGCGTAATTGGCCTTTTAGGAAATTACATTGACGTTTCAACAATGGCTATGTAAATGCCTACGCCAACAACAATCGCCACAAATGTTCGTGGCACACTTGCAACAGCTCTGGCTGGCGTAGCTGCTTCTGTTTACAGCTCACCGCCTGAGGCTGTCATTCCACCAGCGTGCGTGATCGTTCCAGACGCGCCGTATTTTGAAACGACCACTATCGGCAAAAGCCAAGTCCGCGTCAAAATTAACTTTGTGGTAACTGCCGCTGTTGCCTACAACAACACTGCTGGCGCGCTCGATAACCTTGAGCAACTTATTATTGCGATCATGGGCGCAATGCCTACGGGCTACACAGTTGGAGATGTACAACGTCCAACAGTGCAACCAGTAGGAGCTTCAAACCTATTAGTGGCGGATCTCGCGGTCAGCACTTACTACACACAGCAAACAATCTAAGGAGACAAGAAATGCCAACAACAATCGTCACTGGTCGCGACATAGTCTTTACGCTTGCGAGCGTTAACTATGACGCCCAGACCACATCAGTAACTCTGGTCAACGCGCCTGTAATTACTACGTATCAAACACTAGACGGCAAGGCTTACAAGCACATTGACGACCAGTGGACACTTAACATGGAATTGCTTGCAGATTGGGGCGTCGCTTCATCACTATTTGAAGCCATGTGGACAGCCTTTACCTCAGCGCCAAATACAGCTTTGGCTTTCAGCTTGACCACAGCCACCGGCGCAGTATTTACTGGCAACGTTTTCCCAGTAGCACCTACAGCTGGCGGCGCTGCACCAGACGCACAGACCGACTCATGGGCAATGCTTTGCTCAACCACACCAGTAGCAACATTCAGTTAACAGCGATAGAAACGGGAGCAAACAATGAAACTGCCAATTACAATCGAGTACGTCTCAGGCGAGTTCGGTACATACACCGCACAACCGCCAGAGTGGGCAAAGTGGGAGAACAAGACAGGTTCGACCATTTCACAAGCTCAAGACAAAATTGGTATTGCCGATCTGCTGTTTCTTGCGTGGAATGCAATGAAGCGCGAAGCTGGTGGCAAGCCAATCAAGGGCTTTGAGATTTGGTGCGAAACAGTTGCCGACGTGACGGTCGGTGAGGTTCTCCCAAAAGCTACGCCGCCGGAAGCGTAAATCGCATTTTGGTTGATCTGGCCTTGGCAACTGGAATTCCAATGAGCGAATGGCAGACGGCGGAGCAGATATACACAGCTTTTGAGATATTGGAGCAGCAAAATGAGCGACAGCGTTGAGATTGCTTACGACAAGGCGGATTTACGTCGCGTCTTAGGTGCTTTCAAAGCTATGGACGCAGAGGCCACAGTTCAGGCAAAAGCTGCGTCCTCAGCCTTGGCAGAATTTGCTCAGGATAAAATTCAAACTACTGCAACGGGTCGAGGCCGCGCAGCAGAAAAGATTGCTCGCGGATCTAAGGTTTCAAAATCGTCCAAGATCGGTGAGCTGTCTTTTGGCTTTGCTTCTCAAAAGTTTTCTGGCGGTGGCACTACAAAAGACCTTTGGGGCGGCAATGAATTTGGATCTAACAAATATAAGCAGTTCCCAATCTGGTCGGGAAGTGCGCCACGCGGCGGATCTAACGGCTGGTTTATTTATCCAACATTGCGCGCCATTCAGCCAGAAATCATTGCTAAGTGGGAAAATGCTTTTGACAAGATCCTCAAGGAGTTTTAATGGTTGCGCAAAGTAGAACGCTAAAGCTGTCGATACTTGCTGACGTTGACCAGCTAAAAAAATCCTTAAAAAGTGCCGGCGCTGACGTAGAAAGTTCAAGCAGCAAACTTGGAGAATTTAGCAAAAAGGCTGGCGTTGCATTTGCAGCCGCAGCTGCCGCCGCTGGCGCTTTTGCAGTTAAAATTGGAATAGACGCGGTCAAGGCAGCGTCCGATTTGTCAGAGACAATATCCAAAGTCGGCGTTTTATTTGGTGACACCTCGAAAGAAATAGAAAAATTTGCAGAAGGCGCAGCCTCATCTTTGGGTCAGACAAAGCAACAGGCACTTGACGCGGCAGCAACCTTTGCAACATTCGGCAAATCGGCTGGTTTATCCGGTGAAGAGTTGTCCAACTTTTCTATTGACTTTGTCAAATTATCATCAGACTTGGCTTCATTTAATAACACGTCACCAGAGCAAGCGATCAACGCGATTGGATCTGCGCTGCGCGGAGAAGCAGAACCATTGCGCGCCTATGGCGTTTTACTTGATGACGCGTCATTGCGTCAGGCTGCTTTGGAGCTGGGAATTATTAGCACGACAAAAAACGCGCTTACGCCACAGCAAAAGGTCTTAGCGGCTCAAGCTCTTATCTATAAACAAACCGGATCAGCTCAAGGCGATTTTGAAAGAACATCTGACGGATTAGCCAACAAAACCAGAATTTTGTCAGCGCAACTTGAAAACGCAAAAACAGTAATTGGCACAGCATTGCTGCCAATAGTTTTGCAATTAGCGACAGCCTTTTCAGAAAAAATTATTCCGTTGGTCGAAAAGTTTACTGAGTCATTTTCTAACACAGAAGGCAACCTGGGCGGTGTTATAACAACAACAGGTCAGATTTTGAAAAATACCTTTACACCGATAGTCAATGGTTTAGTAACAGCATTTGGTTATGTGCGCAAAGCAATAGGACAAAACCTAGATGAGTTCAAAGAATTTGGTGGCTATATTTCCAAATTTCTAGCGCCTATAATTGGAACAGTGCTAGGCGGTGCTTTGCAAGTGGCAGGTAAAATTGCCAGTGGAGTCATCAACGTAATTGGCGCGGTTGTTGGTGGGCTAAACAATCTAATATCAGGCGCGGTTGCCGGTATAAATGCTCTTATTAGTGTTTACAACTCAGTGCCATTTTTGCCTAACGTTTCAAAAATTACAGCTCCCACAATTAACGTTCCAAAAGTGTCAGTGCCAAGTGTTACGACTACTTCATCAGCTCCCACAATTAACGTTCCGAGTGTGTCAACTGGATCAAGTTCAACACCGACAGGTGGCGGTGGCGGTGGCGGAGTTGCGGCAGCTGTTGCCGGTGCAGCAATGGCCACACCTTTTACGTCAGCACTCACACAATCGGCAGCTATCAGGCGAGCCGAGGCAGCTAGTGGTTTTAACAACAGCGGCATAAACGTCACAGTAAATGGCGCAATCGACGCAGAAGGCACAGCTCGAACAATCGTCAATGTTCTCAATGACTCATTCTTTCGCGGTACAGGCGGCGCAGGTGCGCTGCTAGGTGCAACAGGTTGACGCAGTGGTCGCCAATATGGCGAGTCAAGATCGCTGGCGTAGATGTAACTGACTCAGTTTTGGCCAGCCTAAACATCACCTCAGGGCGAACAAATATCTATGAACAGGCTCAGGCTGGTTATTGCTCAATCACGCTGATTGTCTTTAATCAAGCTTCTATTGACTATCAAATAAATGACACGTTGTCCGTCGAAGTTCAAGACACTGCGGCCGTTTATCAGCCTATTTTTGGCGGCTCGATTGTAGATATTGCTGTAAGCGTCTCAGAGGTCGGCTCAAGCGCGTACACGCAAGAGGTGACAATTACTGCCTTGGGCGCTTTGGCAAGGCTTCAAAAGGCGCTTACAGACGGCGACTTAAATCAGGATTTTGACGGCGATCAAATCTACACAATTTTGTCTCAAGTGCTTTTTGCTCAATGGCAGCAAGTTCCAGCTGCGGAAACTTGGGCAGCTTATGATCCGACTACGACTTGGGCAACAGCCGAAAACGTTGGCCTTGGCGATATAGATAGACCGGGCAATTATGAGCTCGCACAGCGTTCATCATCACGAATTGTTATTTATGACCTTGTTGCAGCTTTGGCGACTTCTGGTCTTGGCTACTTATACGAGGACGCAAATGGCCTAATTGGATACGCCGACTCAACGCATAGAACAAATTATTTGACAGCTAACGGATACACCGATCTGACAGCTAACCATGCACTAGGTCGAGGTATAACAATCAAGACTAGGGCTGGCGACGTTCGCAATGACATAACTATCAAATACAACACAAATAGCAACAACGAAGTGAGCGATACAGATCCAGACTCGATTGCAACTTATGGCAATCTTGCGCAAATTATCACGACAACGATAAAACATACAGATGACGCCGAGGATCAAGCAGCCTTTTATCTTGCTTTGCGAGCTAATCCACAGCCTATTTTTGACCAGATTACTTATGCGCTGACAAATCCAGAGCTCGACGACAGCGATCGAGACAGCCTTCTCAACGTGTTTATGGGGCAGCCAATAGCTCTTAACGATCTGCCGCTTAATATGTCCGCCGGTACATTCCAAGGCTTTGTCGAGGGCTGGACATTTCGCGCTAGTTACAACGAGCTGTCGGTGACGCTGCTTATGTCGCCGCTGGCCTATTCTCTACAAGCTATGCGCTGGAACGACGTACCGATCGACGAAACTTGGGCAAGCGTGTCGCCAACTTTAACATGGGAATATGCGACAATCGTCTCATGATTGAAAGGAACATAAATGGCTAATCCAACTACCAATTACGGCTTTGTTTTGCCGACGCCTACAGATTTGGTCACTGATTTACCAGCAGACTTTGAAGTGGCATTGCAAGGCGTTGACACACGATTAAAAGCTTTGCAGCCCGGCACAACAGAAGGCGATATTGCTTATTCATCAGCAACAGCCAACACAAACACTCGTTTAGGAATTGGTTCAACTGGCAATGTTTTAACTGTTGCCGGTGGCGTTCCAACTTGGGCTGCACCAGCTGCCTCTGCCAGCGGTTTAACCTTAGTTAAAGCCCAGACAATAGGAACATCTGTTACATCAGTAACCGTCACCGACGCTTTTAGCGCAACTTATGATGATTACTTAATAACAATTACAGGCGGGGCTTCAACATCAAATACTTCAGATTTGGCAATAAAATTTGGTGCAACTACTTCAGGCTATAAGTTTGCAGGATTTTACATGGCAACCACTTCAGCAACAATAACTGGTTATGCAACGAATTCATCTGGCACTTTGCCTGCTGGCGGTAATAGTACTAATGGCGCAGCAAGTGAAATCTTTGTGACTTCGCCATTTCTTGCTGCTAGAACAGGTATTATTACAAAATCAGCGCCTACTCATTCAGACGAGTATTTAACATATTATGCAGGTAATGCTGACAACACAACTTCTTATACTTCTTTTATCATTTCACAAGCAAATAACATGACAGGCGGAGTTATCCGCGTCTATGGATACCAGAAAAGTTAAGGATAAATAATGACCTATAAAGTCCAAATAGATGATCTTGTCAGAGATGCCACACCTGAAGAAATTGAAATAATTGAAGCCGAGGCGGCAGAAGTTGCAGCCCGAACTCAGGCGGCAGCCGATCAGGCAACTGCTAAGGCAGCCCTATTAACTAAACTTGGCATAACTGCCGAGGAAGCGGCGCTGTTACTCTCATGACTTATCCGCAAGGCACAGCGGCAGCTGTAATTGCAGCTGCACTTGATGAAGTTGGCACAGTTGAAAAAGGCGACAACCTGACGAAGTACGGCAAATACACCGGAGCAGACGGCTTGCCTTGGTGCGGCTCTTTTGTAAATTGGTGCGCAAATGAAGCTGGAGTCAAAATTCCAAACATGGTCAGCACAGCAGCCGGTGCGCAAAAAATGAAAGACCTTGGCCGTTGGAAAGAAAAGCCACAATTAGGCGATCTTTGCTTCATGGACTTTCCAAATGACGGCGTCGATCGAATAAGTCACATTGGAATTGTCGTCAAAGTAGGCCTAAAAAGTGTTTTGTGTATTGAAGGCAATACCAGCGGCAACGGCGACCAGCGCAACGGCGGAATGGTCATGATTAAACAGCGCTTTTTGGGCAAAGAAATTGTCGGTTTTGGTCGCCCAAAATACGCAGAATATGCTGGAGAATATCCAGAAGTGCAGCTGCCGAAAACGGCTGTCAAGGAGAAAAAGAAATGAACGAATTAAAGCCAATGCTGGCCAGTTATGGGCGGTCATTTATCGCAGCAGCTCTTGCTGTTTACATGTCAGGAAATCAAGATCCTAAAGCCATCTTGTCAGCTGGTGTTGCAGCTGTCGTGCCGGTACTTATGCGCTGGTTAAATCCTAACGATCAGGTTTATGGTCGCAAGTGATCCGAAAACTGCAAGCGGCAACGCTGGCGGTGTGCCTATCGCTGGCGTTGTCGTCTTGCGGATACGACGGCTGGACTCGTTATCCATGCCAAGAATTTGAGAATTGGGAAAAAGATGAATGCAAGCGACCGCAGTGCCAAGCAACAGGGACGTGCACAGCGGACTTACTTGGAGACGTTACTAAGCCATAGCCAAAATCGCCCTAGATACCAAAAGCGTTTATCGCCTGAGGATATAAAAGCCAGGTTGATTTTGTTTATTGGAATGACTCTGTCGATCGTTTTCTTAATCGTCACGATTGGAATTACCTACGCGCTGATATTTGTCACTCAGCCCGTATCGGCTCAAGCGCCAAATGACGCAGCTTTCATTGACTTACTCAAAACGCTGGCCATTTTCTTAACTGGATCTTTGGGCGGTGTATTGGCGTCCAACGGCTTAAAGGATAAACCGAGCA